CAACTCCTGACGACTTAGGGTCACTAAATGACAAGTATCTATGTTCCACAAATCGTCAGATCACTAAAGAAGGTTATCAAAGCTGTGGGACCACTATCGCACCTGGCAATAGCATTGTGTTATCAACAAGGGCTCCTATTGGACATGTAGCATTAACTCTCAATGATATGTGTTGTAATCAAGGCTGTAGAATCTTAGTTCCACAGGGTAGTATCGTAAGTGACTATTTATATTACCTTTTGTTATCAAGTAAAGCAGTACTTGATGCTTTGGGACAAGGATCTACTTTTAAAGAACTGAATCGAGAAAGGTTATCTTCTTTCAAGCTACCTCTACCAAGAATCGAAGAGCAAAAGGATATCATAACATATATTGATCTTGAGATTTTGCGAAACACACAGATTAGTGAGAAGTTGAAGGAATCCATCTCTCTCCTCCGCGAATACCGTGCTTCCCTGATTCACCATGCCGTCACCGGTAAAATAGATTTGCGAGGCCACGATGCCCAAGCACAATGAACAAGCCTTTGAAGCCTATATCGAGTCCGTCATGAATGTTGGCTGGACTACCGTTGTCAATACCACCTTTGATCCCACCCATGACTTGTTTCCCGAAGAGCTGATATCTTTCCTGTCTCAAAGCCAGCCTACGCTGTGGGCAGAGCTTGAGAAGCTCAATGGCACACTCTTGCCGGAGCAGATCGTCAAAGCCTTGGTCAAGGAACGCCTCAGCAAGGGGACACTGCACATCCTGCGGCATGGCTTCAAGTTTCATGGCAAGACGCTGAAGCTGGCATACTACCGTCCGGCCCACACCCTCAGCAAGGAAGCGGAAGCGCTGTACCAATGCAACACATTTCAGGTCTGCCGCCAGGTCTTTTACCATCCCGACAAGAATCAGTCCATTGACATGGTGCTGGCGATCAATGGCATACCAGTAGCCACTCTTGAGCTCAAAAATCCCGGCACGGGACAGAATGTAAAGCATGCTATCCAGCAATACCGGGAAGACAGAGACCCTTCTGCACCGCTTCTGAGCTTCAAAACGGGTGCTCTGGTGCACTTTGCCGTGGATACAGATGAAGTGTATATGACCACGCATTTGCAGAAGCACAAGACCTTCTTTCTGCCTTTTAACCGCGGGAGCAACCCCCAGAGCGTGGATTGCGGCAAAGGCAATCCCATCCATCCTTCGGGACACCGGACCGCTTATCTCTGGGAAGAGGTGCTACAGCCGGAGAGCCTGCTGGAGATCGTGGGCAGTTTCATCTTTATCGAGAACGCAAACAAGAAAGACGAGCGCCTCATCTTCCCTCGCTACCACCAACTAGACTCCGTACGAAGGCTGTTGTTGCAAGTAAAAAGCGATCTGGCGGGCAAGAACTACCTGATCCAGCATAGCGCTGGCAGTGGCAAGACCAATAGTATCAGTTGGCTGGCGCATCGTTTAGCAAATCTGCACACTGAACAAGACAAGTTGATTTTTGATTGCGTGATCGTGATTACAGATCGCGTGGTGCTGGATAGGCAGTTGCAGGATGCAATATATCAGATCGAGCATGCCACGGGTGTGGTGGCGCCCATCAAAGAAGGCAGCAAACAGCTTGCCAATGCGCTGGTGGACGGCACCAAGATCGTGATTACCACCCTGCAGAAGTTTCCCTTCATCCTGAAAGGCTTGCTGCGCATTGCGGGCGCCAAAGATACAGATATGCCGGATGAAGCGGCACTCTTAAAATCCAAGACCTGGCAAAAGAAGATCGCTGGCAGGCGTTATGCCATCATAGTGGATGAAGCCCACAGCAGCCAGACAGGGGAAGCTGCGCGGGGCATGAAACAGATCTTGGGCGACAAAGCATCCAAAGTTGAATCAGTGGAGGATTGGCAGGACGAACTTAACCTGGTGATGGAGTCCCGTGGGCAGCAGCCCAATCTCAGCTTCTTTGCCTTCACGGCCACCCCCAAGGGCAAGACAATCGAGCTTTTCGGCACCGGAGGCAGAGCCTTCCACAACTACAGCATGCGCCAAGCCATCGAAGAAGGCTTTATCCTTGATGTGCTGCAGCGCTACACCACCTACAGCACCTATTTTAAGATGATCAAAAAGACTGAGGATGATCCCAGCATGCCTGCCAAGAAGGCAGCTAAAAAGCTCTGCAAATTCATGCGCTTGCATCCGCGTAATGTGAGCCAGAAAACCGAGATTATCATTGAGCACTTCAGAAGCTGCATCATGCCTTTGATCGGTGGCAGAGCCAAAGCGATGGTTGTAACGGACAGCCGATTGCAAGCAGTACGCTATATGCTGGCATTTCAAAGGTACCTGAGCGAGCATCACTATACCGATGTACATCCCCTGGTAGCCTTCAGCGGCACTGTGATCGATCCGGAAACAGAACTGGAATACACCGAGCCCGGGATGAATATCGACTACAAGAACGGCAGGCATATTTCCGAAACACAGCTCAAAGACCGCTTTGGCAGTGAGGATTATCAGATCCTGCTGGTGGCCAATAAATACCAGACCGGCTATGATCAACCCCTGCTCTGTGCCATGTATGTGGATAAACGTTTGGATGGGGTGCAGGCTGTGCAGACGCTTTCCCGTCTGAACAGGATTTATCCCGGCAAGGAAGCACCCTTTGTGCTGGATTTTGTGAACAAGGCAGAGGATATCCTGGCTGCCTTTAAGCCCTATTACACGGTTACAGAACTGGAAACCGAATCCGATCCCTCGCATCTGGAAGAGCTGAAGCATGAGCTAAACCAGATGCAGGTCTATAGCTGGCAGGAAGTTGTGGAATTTGCCAGGGTCTTTTACAAACCTCTGGCCGAGCAGAAGCGTGGCGATCATGCTGCGCTGCAGAAACATTTACAGAGTGCAGTGGAACGCTATAAGAAGTTTGAAAACGATGAAGACCGGGATAAATTCCGGGACAAGCTGAAGGCTTATGTCCGCCTTTATTCTTTTGTAACTCAGCTTGTCAACTATACCGATCAGGAACAGGAGATGCTGTATAGCTTTGGGCGTTTTCTGTTGCCTCATATTCATCCCAGTGACAGCCGCGATGCCTATCCGGAAAAAGACGTGGAATTGCAATATTATCGCTTGCAGAAGGTGATGGAAGGCTCTATCGATTTATCCGAAGGTGAGGATGTGAAGGTAAAATCACCCACCGACACTGGCACCCGCAATGCAAAGGAAGAGGATAAGCCCCTCTCCGAGATCATCGAGACCCTAAACGAACGCTTTGGTACGGACTTCAGCGAAGCGGACAGGCTCTTCTTTGAGCAGATCAAGGAAACTGCCATGCGAGACGAGGGCGTGCTCAAAACTGCCGCAGCCAATCCTCTGGATAAGTTTGAGCTGGAGATACAGCAAATCATCAAAGACCTGATGATGAAACGCCTGAAAGAAAATGATAAGATCGTGAGCCGGTATATGGATGATGAGATGTTTCAGAAAGTTGTTATCAAGATGATATCCAAAGAATTGTATAACTCACTCATTACACAGTATGGCTCGTAAATCGAGATGTTTCAATCATAATGTAGCCCATTTCCCTTTAATACTACATGTGTTATTTACTTGAGAAAGTTACTGCTCTTCAAAATACTCTCATATTGTTCTTGGGAAATGTCACAGTCTATAAACTGGCAAAATTGGTGATTCGATAGTTTTAACTCTTTGGCCATGAATGATATGATTGGGGGACCAAAGTCTTTTTTTGATCCATGACTGACTGAAGTATTAATCACACTAGGGTTGTTGTGCAAATCAAAATATACATAATGGGTATGCTTCTTCATTCGAGTAGCCCTGAATCCCTTCTTCTCTAAAGAACCTATTATCTTGACCTTACTTTTTGGCTTACCCATTACTTTTCTCCATAAAACTCAGTAAATTACTTCTCAACAACTCAACATCTCCTCCATAATGTTCATGATCGGTTTCAATATAAAACAGCCATAAGAACGCGAGTTTTTCATGTATATCCTCAAGTAAGGCATCTCTAGTATCAGAAGCAACGTTAAGAGCTAACTCATCATAACAAACAAAATACAACTGTTCAGACTCATCTAACGATACCTCTAGTGTAAGTGGTTTTCTAATCTTGTAACAATAGCTGTCGTAGAAAAAATCTTCGATTATAATTGGCGACAAGTCAACATCATCTACCATATACACTTCTGATATTTGAGTTACCTTCAGATTGCTATTAAGTTTTGCTTTACCACTGATTTGCACATAATTTCTTGGATGTTTCAACAGAAAACTCTCTACGTCATCTGTATATTTAGCTTTAATATTCTTACCTGTCGGAGCATAATGAAAATAGAATTCATGCTTATCGAAGAGAAGCCTGTTTAGTTTTCCTATGGCAATAATTGAGTCCTCTTCTTCTAATTCTTTCTGAATAAAAGAGTTCAATGTGTGGGATGCTTGGTAGGAATCAAACAAAAACTTGTTTGAATCAACACCTACAGATAGACCAATACCAGATTTATAATCAGGAATGATATCTTTATAGGCCTTCATAGCTTTGATTCTTCTGTTTTTGTTATCGAATACACTCAGTACTAGTGCATAGTCTTGCTTCTGGACACCTTCAGATAGTCTGTAAAAACCCATCGAAACCTTGTCTAAATCATCGGGAGCTAAAGCATCAGATTTGGGGTCACCCACACTTAATGCTGAATGTGCAGACCCAACACTCAATTCATCGATATAGAGCAGATACTTGTCCGAACGATCTTGAGACAGTCTTTCCCTTTCATTATCGGGTATCCCCTCAATCTCATTAGCAATCATATTCACAATTCTTTGAGCTGCAGAGAGGGTTTTTGATAAAATACAAGCTGGTATCTTCTTCTCTACATTGTCATGGTACTCTAAATCAAATACTATTAAATGCTCTGAACTGCTCATAACATCTCCCGACAGCATCCCAAAATTGAATTCAACAATATTAACTTAGGCTACTGAACTAGCGTAGAAACTTTTTCCCTTGATCTTACAGTATGCTCAATCTGTCAACACTTTTGTTCCTAAGCCATGACACACTTTGTATGAGTTGAACGAAAACTAATTGCATATTATTGAAGTACATATAATTAGCCGTTGTAGGAATTTAATCTACTGAAGGGATCAAACTATTTGGGTTTCTGTTCGGCACTTCCAATGAAATGGCGGGAAAGGAGTATGCGCTCCGGAGACCCCTACCGGGTTCATCTCTGAGTCGTATTCGATCTGATCGTCTTTGACCCAAGGTGCAAGAGCTTTGATGTATTCCCTGGCATCATCCAGGCTGCTGGACTTGGTATCCAGAGCCATGAGATTATCCATCACTTCGATTGCATCGTTTAGGGGATAGACCCTGTCTTGGGCAGCCAATGCCCTGCAGATATCACTGGTGCGGTCATCCAGGATTACCACGAGCTTATAGTATCTGGCTTTAGCTTTCTTGTAGCCTTGCAGCCTTCCGAACTCACGTATTCTGAGTGCTGTATGTTCTGCCAGTCCTTGCCAGTAATGGGAAGATCGGTTGGCAATGTCATTGAACTGGTCTTTGAGAGTATCGGCAAGCATCTCTTTGGTATAGCCCTGCTCGATGGCTTTGGAGAGGGTGTCTGCAAAGTTTTGCCGGACATCGGCTTCGAAGTGGTTTCCGATCCAGAACAACTGCTGTTTCTGGATGGTGGATGAGAGATGCTGATCTTCTATGCCCCAGAGCCCGATGCTGGTCTTGGTTGGAGCTTGCACTTGCGTGTCCTTGAGTCCGAGCCGCACACAGCGGTCTATTATCGCTTTGGTGGGCTCATTGACCAGTGCTGCGAAGTCATCTCCCAGTTGAGTATTAATGATACCCATAAGCTTATCTATGGAGTCCTTGTTGAACTTTTCGGCTCGTGGCATGTCACCCAGCATTTGGATGGCAAGGCGTGTAGCATCTCTGATCTCAGTCTTCCAGGCATTATTGAGGACTCTGTAGTATTCAAGCATTAGCTGATCATAGTAGTTCATCAGAAACTGAACCTCCGAACCTTTACTCTATTCCTGCCGATATCATATTCCGAGAAGCGTTCCAGACATCCAGCCAAGGCATCACAGCCATCGATATAGCCATCAGGATAGGTGAGGAACTGACTGATCAGAGTTGGTGTATCCTGCCCTTCCGGGAAGAGCACCTTGGCAGTCTCGATAATGGTCTCGGTTCTCTCGATGCGGAGGTTCTTGTTATCCTTGTTATCGATGCGCTTGATGCGATGTGATATTGGTGGCAGATGATTATCGGTAGCCCATCTATCGAAGTCAGCAAGGATACGGGCTTGACCATAAGTGGTTTCACAGGCGGCCCGTGCTTTCACTCTGTAGATACGATCCAACTCCAGATAGGCATCATAGTAGTATCTGAAGAACTTGGTATTCTCAGTCTGACGTATCCAGACGTGGATTACATAGAAGCGATTACCATCATAGCCAATGGATATAATAGCCTTGTAACAACCCTTCTCACCCCAGGCAGGATCGGCATAGAGCCAAATCCGCTTCATCTGGGATGGCTCTGGCAGAGATCTATACTTGGTGAACCAGTGGTTCTTAAAGATGTTCCCTTCAATCACTGGCTGTCCCAGCATCTCCCTTTGATAACCTGTCATCCCGAACTTGGCTCGCAGGTTGGGCAGGGTGGCTGTGGGGTATTGTGCCTCCCATGTGGACTTACCATGCTGATCTTCGAGGGAAAAGCGCAAAATCGCTTTTTGGTGCGTTTTCAGTACTGATTGGTATCCCAAATCCAAATCTGGATTATCGGCTCGCATTTCGCCTAATATGAGCTCCTGAAACTGGCAGATGGAGTAATTGGGATGCACCAGGTTTCCGAGCCAGACGATCTTGCCATTACCCTCCGGAGAGAGTGCTCCGGCAAGCTCCTGGGTGATCTTCTCCATGCGTCTCTTACCGATGGACTGGTTACCCATGTTCTCTTCTTTATCGATATCATCACAGACGATCAGTCCGGGCCGCTTAGCAGTCTTGGGATTAATAGTACCTCTATGGGACTGTTTGATACTTCTGGCTCTGATCCTGGCTTTATTCTTGAGATAGAAGTCCAGATCAAAGGCGTCCATAGGCTGCAGCTCCGGATAGTCCATAGTGAGCCGCTTATTGTTCTGCAGTTCATGCAAGGTGAAGGCGGTGCGCTCCTGTGCCAGATCTATGTCTGCGGCTGTATGGATCACATAGCGTTCACCTTTGATGATCATCCAGATAGGATAGACCACTCCCATGAGTACCGTTTTGCCCAGCCCACGAAACCCGGTAATGGCGATGATGCCTGAGCCCTTATCAGTCTCATCGAACATGGTCTCGTGCGCTGGGCAAAAAGGTAGGGGGAAGATATGCGGGAAATAGGTATGGCAGAAGAACGAGAAGGCATCCCAGCCTTCTCCGGTGGTTCGCCTGATCCTGTCGGTCTTGGCTTCAGGATTATCGTCTATAAAAGGCAAGACGGAGATCGTTTTTGAAGCGATCTCCGCCAGTGCCTTGTTATGTCGCTGAATGAACTTCTTAGACATAACCAGGAATCACCCCAACCCCCGGCAAGCCGGGAGTCGGGGACCCCGGGGTTTCGGAGGGTAACCATGAAAGTGCGGAGCCGGAGGCGACGGCTCCGCTTGGCAGGTTTGGGCTTGGAGGGTAGGCTTGGAGGCAACCATGTCCGTGGCTGTAATATTATCCATTTCTAACTCTTAAGTACTCGGCAAGGTCAAGGACTATGCCCTGGAACTGTTTCAGCATAGTCTCGTGCCCTTTCTCGATCATGAAGTCGGTAACCTGATCCAGGAACTTGACGATGTAATCGTTCAGTTCCTTGGATGGCTGCCGGTCCTTCTGATCCTGCTTCATCATGCTCACCAAACTCTGGATGGCTGTATCGGCAGGATTCTTGGCATACTCCCGGAGCGCTTGAATGAGTGCCTTCTTGCGGGCTATGGCGATCTCGTGGTCGAGCTGATTCTCTTCTTTGAAGAGTTCGTCCCACTTGCCGCTTTTGACCCACTTGCGGACGGTGATATCGGATACTCCGAAGATCACCGCCAGCTCGTATGGGTCGGTCTTGCCGTTCAGATAGGCTTCTTTGCAGTTGTCCCGCTTGATACGGAACTCACGGCTATTACTCATACTCGGGGCGTACCTTGTGCTTTAGCAGATGGAGGTTGAGGTCTTTACCGGAGCAGCGCAGCTGTCCGTTTTCTTTAGTTCTGAAAGCAGGCAGAGGATCACCGATGTCACGTATCCAGCGGTAGACGCTGGAGCGGTCGACCTTGAGCATGTCGGCTATCTCATCGGTGCGGTAAGTGCGTTCATCATTGAAGATGCTCATCGTGTTCAGTTCCTCTGCAGTGTTGGTATTCATAGGTGCCATTATTCATTCTCCTGTGCTTTTATCAAATAGAGATGCATTACGCTGCCACTCTTTCTCAAAGGGCAGGGAAGTTGAGGACGATCTGGCGGAACTGGCCCGACTCGTCACGTTCGTAGAAGTTGATGTATTGCTTGGTGGATACCACTTGGATGGCCTGGTCGATCAGTTCCATAGCATCCTTCCAGGTTTGATCCTTGATGTTGTAACGGCGCAGACGTAGGATGCGATACTTGGCGATCTCGCCTTTCTTATCGACCTGGAAGGCTTCGCTGATGATGGCTCGGAGGTTGACGTTGGAGTCGGCAGACCAGGCTTTCAGGCACTCATCGATCTTCTGCTTGGCGAGTTGGAGTTCGATGCCGAACTGGATGCGTTCTTTGAACCTGATCTCGACCCGGTACTTGCCGTCAAAGCTGTTGAGGACGGCATTGCCCTTCCAGTCCAGGCCATTCTTCTCAGCTACCTGCTGGAGATAAAGCTCCACGTCCTCAAAGAACTGGTTCTTGTCAGCCACCATGCGGTCATGCAGCTTGATTGCCCGGTTGATAGTCTTGGTTACGATGGAGTCCTGCTTGAGGATTTCCGGCCTGATGATCGAGACCGGGATGCTCTGTCCGTTAGCGTCAACTCTGGTGGGAATGGCCTTCTTAGCCTTGGGGGTTTTGGGGGTGTCCATTAGATGTCTCCTTGTTGGTTGTATTTTTGGCTTTCTTTTC